GAATTAAGGAATTAGAGCCAGTATTGAAGGAGGAGAAGAAAAACCCTAGTATGATTAACTTCCCTATTATCCTAAACTACTGGAAACCAAGAAGAAACGACCCATTTGGAGAGAGTGTGTGTGATAAACTAGACGATAAACAAATCGCTAAGACAATCTTATTCAACCTAAACATAATTAAAGCCAAGAAAGAAGCTCTTGGATGAGATTTCATCTGGAACTCTAGGCTCATTAAGAATAAGGACGACATACTTAAACCAACTACTAACGGTAGAAACATCTTTGTTGACACGCAAGAGAACTTGCAAAACGTTTGAATGGAGTTACCAAGAAGCCAAATCAAAGCAGATAGCCTTAATATGATTACATCTCTTGAGAATGAGGCTATGCACGATACAAATATAGATAGTTTACAGCAAGGTATCGTATCTGGAGGTAGAACAACTGCCACAGAGAGCCAAATCGCTCAAGCTAACTCTAATATTATTGGACTTCTTAACAATAAAGTTAACTCTTGGGGAGATAAAAGGTTTTGGTTTGAATGGTGGAAAGGATATCAAGAGAATTTCTCAGAAGTTGATGAGAAAAAGGCTGTTATCGTATCTAATTTCGAGGTAAAACCACTTGCTTTGAAGAAGGATGACTTCTTTACTAAGCAAATACCTCATATTATACTTGCTACTAAGGCTGATTTACAGTCTAAGAACGAAAAAGAGCAAATCTTCTGGGATAAATACCTATGAATGATGCTAAATAACCCAGATACTCCACCAGTATCAAAGAGAATAGCTCAAAGAATGTGTTATAGATGCAACTGAAAGACACCTAACGAGATAAATGTCCTAGTTCCATTAGAAAATGATGAAACTGTGGCTATGCAGTTCGTTGATATGATAAATCTTGACGTTGTACCTAAATCATTGTTCAAATACCCTAAAGATTACCTTAGAACTTTCTGGGTTTACTTCCAGAAAGCTGAGAATACAAAAGCTAAAGACGTTGTATTACAAGCTATTAGAAATGCTATGGTAAATATGCCATTGCAACAAGTACAATCTCCACAATTTACAGAGATGGCTAATAGTTCAAGTAATATAGCAATGTCACAAGCTATGCAGAGTGCAGATAAAAACATAGTATCTAGGCAAGACTTGATACCTTGACAATGAAGCGCTACTGCTGCATCTATTATTTAGTTCTTAATATTATAATGATGGCTAAGTTATTCAAAAAGAAGAACAAGAAACCAGAAAAGATAGGGGAGAATGTAGTATTAGAAACTCCAGAAATTATAGAAGACCCTAGAAAAGAGAAGAAGTTATCTGGAAGTGCTGAATTGGCAGCAAAGATTAACTCTATTATTAGAGGAAAGTAGTTTTATATCTTATGTTATATAACAATGGCATTAAAGAAAGAGGTTAAGAGAAGATATTGGAACTTACCAGCTTTTGATAGCTTAAAGGCTGCAATAGTTGCATACTTCTTAGGAGAGTAGTTTTATATTACTAATTATATAGAGAATGAAGGAATTAATTATTAAGCTCGAAACGTTGAAAGACAGTAAAGAGCGAAAAAGTGCTGTTCAGAAGCTAAGAGATGGACAAGCAGAAAAGGACAAAAAACTCTTAGAGTGACCTAAACCAGATGAAGAAGTAAGACTTTACTCAGAAGCTGATATGCTAAGACACGAAATCGCTTACATTAGTGAATTAATGTGATGAATTAAGGTTAAAGACAAGGAAACGAGAGAAGCATTAGTAGAAGACTTAGAAAAATCAAAGAACTGGAGAATTAATAGGTTACTAGGTAAGACACACGAGTATAAGTTAGAGAATATAATTGAATGAGATGCTTACACAGAGGAAGACTTATACAGAGCTGAAAACCGATGGATAGAATGCTTTGAAAATCTGCCTAACAAACTTGCTGAGGAACTTAAGATGAAAGAAACTCAAGAGGAAGCCACAGCTCAAGCAGAAATTCAAGAGCAAATCGATGCTCTATCAACATTAGAGGTCGAAGGTCTTTAAAAGTTATACAAGTCGAGGGTATTATATTAGTAGTATAGCACGCCTAGTTATACTACCAAATATAATTGTAACTCCTTCGCCCTAGTATAAGGCACGTTTTATACTTTAATTGTTACGATTATGCCAACACAAGATGAACTCATCCAAGCTGAATTGGATGGGACTATTGAGCAGTTAGAGGCTAAAGCTGACGAGCAAGAAGCCGAAGAAGTAACAGATGCTCAACCAGCTGAACAACCAGCTGAGGAAGTTAAGGAAGAAAAAGTAGAAGAACAGCCTAAGGAACAACCTAAAGCCGATACTACTACTGAAAAACAGTCTTCCGTTATGAAACTCCTAAAACAAAGGAACGAAGCTAGAGCTGAGTTAGAACAACTTAAAGCCCAAGCCGTTAATGCTGCTGAACTTGAAGCTAGAATTAAAGAACTAGAAGAAGGTATAGCAAGCCAAGAATTAGAAAGAGAAGCTCAAAAAGAGAGAGAGGCTTTCTATGAAAAGTACCCTAGTGCCAAATGACACGAAGAAGGTATTGAAGCTCTAAGACAATCTAAAGACTTGTCTTATAGCGAGGCATTTCAACTATATGCCGCACAAAACGACCCTACACTGCTATTGGATGAACAGTATAGGAACAAGTCGGTATCTGGTGCTACTCTTACTGGAGTTGCTAAGCCACAAGAAAAGATTAAAGCACCATCTAGCAAAGAAGATTTCGATGCTATGGATGATGATGACTTCTTAGCTTGGAGTGACTGAATGGCAAAGACAGAGAGGGTTGCAAAATGATACATAAAGTAGTCCAAACCGTTTTAACCCTTTATTTATATTTAACAAATGGCAAACAATTTAGATGCTTTTAGTCCAGAGTACCGAAGTGCTAGGACACAAAGACTTCTTAAAAAGAAGTTAATCGCTAGAGAGATTGCTAATATGGAAGAACAAGCTCTCTTAAGAGATGGAGATATGGTACACAGACCATATTATTCAGATGTAGTAGTTAACAACTACTCTAAAGGTGTAGATGTTACAGTTCAAGATGTATCTGCAACTGACGAATACTTAGTTGTAAATAAATCAAAAGAAGCTACTGTATATATCGACGAAATCGATGTTAAACAGAACAAATACGATGCTGCTAACAAATACATCGACCGTATGACTTACGCTTTAAGAAAAGACATCGATGGTGCTTTCTTACAAGAAGTATTGAATGCTGAATACACTATGTCAGATGGAGATTTAGGAGGAACTCCTTGAAACCCAGTTACTGTATCTGTTGCTAACGTATTCTCTTTGTTCACTTATACTGAAGCTAAGATGAATGCTAACGACATTGAAGATACTAAACCTTGGTTCTTCGTTATTACTCCAGAAGTTAAGGCTGCTATTCAACAAACTAACTTGGTTAACTGATTTAATCAAGCTGATGCTGCTTTAAGAGGAACTCTTAAAGGAATGGGATACCTTGGAACTTGGGGTAACTTCAACATCTTCGTTTCTAACAACGTTGCTCACTCTAATGGAGTTACAGTTAGCTCATTAGCTGCTGCTGATACATTAACTATCAACGGTGCTAAAATTACTTTCGCTGCTGCACCTTCTGCTGCTGGAGAATGTAAACCAACTCTTGCTGCTCTTAAAGGAATGATTAACGGAGTAATGGCAACTGCTGGAGATTACGTAGAATTTGATGCTGCTGATAGAGCTAAGTTATTAGCTGTTAATGCAAAAGCTATCGACGATGGAACTGATGTAACAATCGTTACAGCTGGACACGTTGACTACGCTCAATCTGGAGTAACTCTAGGTGGAGAAGTAGCTCACTGTTGGGCTGGACAATACGGATGTTCAGATATGGTTATTCAGAAAGATGTTGCAGTTCAAAAGAACAAAGAACCTAAAAAGACTGGTTACAACTATCTTTGTTGGACTTTGTACGGAATTAAGACATTCACTGAAGGTGCTAAGAGATGTATTGACGTATTGGTTGCTTAGTAAACCCCTCATTCTCTTAAATAGCTGGTAGCTTCGGTTACCAGCACCCCTAAGGGAATGGCTTTATATCTACTAACTAATTAATGAAACCAAGTGAAATAATAAAACTAGCCAGAAGGCAGACTTGATGTACTGAGGACATTGTAACCACAGATGAGGCTTACAAGTTCCTTAATTTCGTTATAGAAGACTTCGGTAGCGAAATAAGAACTAGCGACAGCTGATACTGATTTGATGTATTAGATATTGATGTATCTGCTGGGCAATGAGCATATACATTTGAGAGTGACGACGATATTGGAACATACTCAAACAAGTTTCCTATTTCTAAGATACAGAGTGTATGGCTACTAGACCAGAACACTTGAAAATACAGAGATTTGCCAGTTCATTTCGTGGACAAAGTTGATTTAAACAAGTTTGAAGCTCAATGAGAGCCAAGAGCTTGCTTCATAACAAGAACAGAGCTTAATTTAATTCCAGCACCAAAGACAAGCACAAATATGCAAATTTGGGGCTTCAATTATAATCAACCAATCTTTCAAGATATATGGAAAATCACTGTAAATAGTGTAGAGTTCGTAAGAAGTCCAAATAACGATGTAGATTGAACTCCTTATCCTTATGCTTGGGAAAGTCTTGGTACTATAATCTATACAGATAGTCCTAAACCAACTACTTGAACTGCTTATACTGACTATAAATGAACGGCAACAGTTTGAAGTATATCTGATTATGATGTAGAAGTTATGGATAGCGAAGATAATATATGGATAGACAAGAGATGGCATTATGTTATAGTAGAGTGACTTAAATATTGGATGTACTGAAATATGTGAGTTAACTTTGAAACTGCTAGAAATAACAGTAGAGCTTTCTACGATAGCGAAAAGAATAAAGCCATCCAGAACATAGTAGATAGATGACAATTAGCAGATACTGCTTACTTTCCTAATTTAAACTTTCTTAACTACTAATGGCAGACAACACAAAGATATGACCTATATTTAGATGAGCTAACGGAGGACTTTCTGATGACCTATTCACTGGTATCAGAAATTCTTTCTATTATTCAGACAAAATAGAGATAAGACAAAATTCAAAAGCAATATATCCAGCGAGATGAGTTGATTATGAATGAGAAAAAGTAAGTTGAAAACCAGTAGAAATGTTATATCATAACTGAAAGTGGTATATATTTACAGATAGTTGAACTATATATAAGTCAGATTTATATAGTACAACAACACAATTAGCAACTGGAATAAACTTCTGAGAGATATACGATGCAGAGATATTTGGAGATTACTTCTTCTTTACTTCTGATAAATGATTATTCCAAATATCTACCAGCGCAGCAGACGCAGATTGGTCAAATCTAGACCCAGACAACCCTCTATACGCACTTACATCTTGATTTGATTATTACCCACTGCGAGCTAGTGATAGCCTATTAGCAATAGGTAATGGTAATGAACTAAAGAAGGTAACGTTAGAATTGCAAACATTAGTACAAGATTGATTTGCGTTGCCAGCTTGATATGAGATTAGATTTATAGATGAATTATGATATTATTTAAGAGTTTCAATAGATGATGGTTTTTATTGAAGCGAGGTAGCACTATGGGATAAAATATCAACATATCCATCAGAGGTTATACCATTAGCTTGATATAGAATATATGGTTCAATCATATTTCAATGATACCACTATTTACTAAGTGATAAGTGATTATGATTGCTAAACTGATACCAGTTCTATACTCTTAAGAAATTAAGAATTTGAAGCACAAAAGTACGTAATTGTATGTGTGTTCACGATGAGAAGCTATACATAAATCTTCCTTGAAGTGACTGAACAACTGAGGGTATATATATTTATTGAGCCAAGAATAAGAACTACAACGATGTGCTAGCACAACAACGAAGCTGAAACTATTGATGTGTAGCTTCAAATGGTTCATCATTTGTTGTGTCTAAGAGAGATGCTTGAAGTACATACGAGTTATGAGAGCTATCCCCAACAGTTCCTCGAGTTTGATGATATATTAACGAAGAATGAGAGATTTGGACAATGGCATACTTTGGTAATTCATTATCTGAGATTAAACAATCTATGTATCTAAGAGTATGATATGAAATACCAACTTGATGAAATATAAAAATTTATTATAGGACAGAGGCTGATTGATATTGACTTAACCCAGCTGAAACTGTTGTTTGGCACGAATTGACTAAGCCAGAATGATTATATGCAGATTGGGATATGAGAAGTCCATTTGCCACATCTCTTAAACTTAATTGCAGATTTCAATGGATACAGTTTAAATTTGTTTTAACGCAGTGAACTGCTAATTCATATAAAAATAGGAACACATACTTATATAGTGCAGATTTATATTATAATGATATGCTTGACTAATGGCTGTGGAAGAAATAGATTATGCAATAGTTTGAGAAGAAGAAAAAGAGGCGTCGAATGTTATAGATTATAACGTTAGAGAGGAACAGACAAAGGATACATTCGCAGAGGAAAACGCCAACAACCAGACAACAACTGGTATGGCTAATGTTATACCTTGAGTTAATGCACCAAAATTGGTTTGAGATACGTCTGTATATTGAGGTGGATGATGAGCTATACCATTATCAGATTTGGTAGTCCAATGAACCACAGATTATGAATGAGCGAAAAAGGTATTAGATTATGTATTAGCGTGAAAGACATTTGTTGTTTTATACAAGATTGGAAGTTCACGGCTAGTTAGGCATCTTGACTATATAAATAACACATCTTGATATATTAGATTTTATAGAGTTTATGACCAGACTAACTATTTAAGAATAGATTATAATACCACAACATTAGAAGTAACTTCGATTACTGAAGCTCATTAAAAAAAGTCAATATAAAACAACAACAAAACACTTGAACTTTAAGATATTACAGTTAAAAACTCCCAAGAATAAAAAGGGAAATTTAAACCTTAAATCATTATAGATGGCAACAGATTACAATAAAATATTGTTAGATAAGGGTTATACTCAAGCGCAAATTGATGCGATGAGATGAGTGGCTAGCTCTTGATGAAGTGCAAAAGATATAGTAGCAGCTGGAAAATCACAGCCAACACAAACTACAAGCTCTAGTGTTAAACAATCATCAGACCAAAGAACTCAAGAAGCTATGAACAAAGCCAATCAGACACAATCTACACTAAATTCAATGAGCCAATCAGTAGCCCAAAATAACAGTAGAAACGCACAAGTTGGTACTGGAGATGTTGTAGATATGCAGCAACAAAGAATACAGCAATTAAGTAATGAGGCAAAAAATATAAAGCAGCAATCTCAAGACAACTTTGCTAAATCTTGGGATAGTCTATCTGCCACACAGCAAAAAAACGCTATTAGTAGAAATAAAGCGCTCAATGATTATATAACTAGCAGATGATTAACTGTCAAGAAGGAGGAAACACCAGTTACAACTAAATCAACTCCTAAACAAACGACAGCTCAAACACCTAAGCAACAACAATGGGACTATCAAGATAACTCTCAAGCTAGGATGGATGAGATGGCTAGAAATCTAAATTGATTTAGGCAAACTAACCCAGAGTTATTCCAAGATGAAAGTATGTTCTATAACTTCTTTATTGACTGAAAAGGAAGAAGCCAAGACCAGATAGACTACTTATGGAATTACTATAACAATGTAAAGAAGTTCTGAAAATATGACAATATGCCAGCTTCAGCTTTATGAGATGGACTTGCTAATTGAACTATACCTCAAGGCTATCTTGATTATGTGAAGGCACAAGACCCCCAAAAATACCAAGAGATACTTTCTTATAAACAAGATAGTGAAGATAGAATTAAATATGAAAGCTACCTTGATGATTTAACAAGTATGGCTTGATATGATAGCGAAGAAAGCAAACTAAATGTCTATCCAGACGCAGTGACATATGCTAGAGAAATGTGATATTTCGTAGATGAGAATGAAGATTGGGTGGATGATAACTTATACATCAAACCTACTGATGAGGAAAGACAAGATGTTGATAGGATAAACACAATCAACTCTAGAAGGATGGAGATTAAGAATATGCAAAAGAACTTGTTAGACGACCTAGTAGAACAATATCCTTGAGTGCCTAAGGCTACTCTTATGGGAATTGTACAAGATAGAACTAAAGATATTTCAAGAGAGTACGACGATTTATGAGTTGAGTTAGTACAGTTACAAGGAACTGTTGATTATCTCCAGAATGAGAGAAATATGCAATCTGAAGCTAGACAGCAAACAATCAAAAACCTAGATACTGCATACTGAATGTATTATCAATATTCTCCTTGAGGAATTGCCGAATTAGCACAATCTAAATATGCTGCTACTAACATTACATTAGACCAAGCAGATAGCGGAAATGAAACTCAGAAACAAATGGCACTCCAAAATGTGCTTGATTGATACTATGATAAATACGGAGATATTATCCAAAGAAGTGAGCAACAAGTTATTAACGATGTTATTGCTTACGCTAAGAAGAACTGAATTTGATTAGCACAAGCTCTACAAGAGAACTTTGTTCAACCATTACAATCTAAACCAGAATTTGCCACATTGAGCTGAGGTGCTACTTGACTTAGTTGGGAAAAAGTTGGTAAAAATTCTAATTGAGATGATATATACTGATTTGTTGATTTAACAAACAAGACTGTAACTCCATACTGAACTATTTGATGAACTACTCCATCTTGAACTACAACATACACAGCGGCAGAGGTTTCATCTAATAGAGATAAGAGGGTTGCTGCTATGAGAGATATTGCAAACCAATATGATAATATATGAGATATGGCAGATGCAATAGCTTATAATATGGAATGAGTTGGATGAGGAAATTTGGAATGCTGACAATATGTAAATGATTACATAAATGCAGTTACTTGAAGTAAGTGACAATATGGAAATCTTGTATCTCAAAAGGCGGCATTAGCACCTAATAAAGATTGGAATAGTATACAAGTGTGAGATGTGTTGGTATTTGATTATAACAAAAACACACCACAACGAGTATTAAATTCTCCTCAGAGAGAAGATTTACTAAAGTATGGTCACGTTGGTTTTGTCACTTGAATAAACCCAGATTGAAGCATAAATATGTCACATACTAACGGATGAGTTGTTCAAAATACAGTAGTAAAGCCTTGAAGCTCTTTCTACAATTCATTTGCAGGAAGTCAACACGTTAGTCCTTCCGCCTCATTATGAAAATGATTTAATGAGCAACTTACAAACGAGTATTTGGCGTTTATACAAGCCGCTTGAAAGCCAGCAGACCAGAAAAAAATAGCCGAATGACTTTGACTTACTGTTGAGGAAATGAGAGAACAGTCAAATAAATATTCTTGGCAGCAAACAGCTGACACATATTTCGATATGCTATGAAGGATAAATAATATATTAGATTTGGCTGAAAATGGAACTCTCCCATCATTTGCAACAAGGAAAAATGCTCAATCTGAATGAATATTCGGTTGAATGACTACTCGAAATCAATCAGTTTCAGACCGAAAGGCAGATAACGACAAAATAGTTGATACTCTTTCTTTAGACAGTTTGATTAATCTAAAGTGAAGATGAGCTACATTCTGAGCCTTATCAGACAGTGAGAGAGAAGCTATTGGTAGATATGCAACAGCATTATGAAGCCCTATGTCAGATACTAAATATATTAGAGAGCTTCAACAGCTTAGAGATAAGCTAATTGAAAGTTCTCATTGATATTTATGAGATTTGACGACATACTGACAAAATCAATCTTATGATTGGTCTGCTTGAATTTAACATATAATATAAACAATTATGGCATTTATAGAGAATATACCAGAAGAAGCATTTGAAGCAACAACTTGAGCCGATGTTTCTTCTATTGTAAAGACACCTAGCTCTACATCTGTTTCATCGTCTATAAGAAACGAGGAGGCGGAAGAAAAAAATGTTAAGAGAGAGCAATTAAAAGATTGGCTAAAAAAGAGGTCTGAGGCTAGAACTAATATATTTACTGGTAGAATATCTAGTTGAAACAAGTGACTAGATACATCTGAAATAAGAAGGGGAAGGCTTGCTGATGTAGCCAGATGAGCGTTGGAAGATATGTGAAAAGACCCAGATGCTATCAAGAGCATATCTGATAATGACTTGATTAAAAGACTTGTATGAAGTGCGAGCTGAACTGATATGAAAAAACTGAATGCCGTAAATAGCTATATGGAAAATGGATGATATGCAGAAGAAGTATTTAATTATCTTGTATGAAACAAGGAAGAAAAAGAGCCTAAATCTACGCTTAGAAACTTTCTATGAGCAGTAGTATCTACTCCAGCAGAAAGTTTAGCTTGAATGTCTGATGTTGTGCAGAAGAAAGTTAAGTATGGATGAAAAACAATATATGATATAAATAAGGAAGCAGATATAGCTTGATTATGAGAGCTAATCTGATGAATTAGCGAAGAAGAATATCAACAATATAAACAAGAATGAAGCAAGTGGTACGAAAAAGCATTTAATACTTGAAAGGAGGCTTATTACAACGTTTGAGATATAGAACTTCCTTGAGTAGAATGAATTGGTAGTCAATACATATCAAGAGCGGACTTCTACAAATCTTATGATGATGCCGTTAAAGAATGATTTGATTGAAACGTAGAGCAATATTGACAATACCTATACGATAAGGGTATTAACACATACAATTCAGCCGCAGAAAAGGTAAGAAACTATCTTGAAACTGAGGTTTATGACCCAGAGTGAAAATGAGCTTGAGCAGGTAAATTCGTGGGAGAGATGTTGGAGTTTGCAGCACTTCCAGAGATGAAAGTTAAATATTTAAAATATGCACCAGAAGCACTAAAGGCAGAGAAGGCAATAAAGAAGTCAATAAACTTAGCAAAATGAGCTTGAAAGCTATGATTAGAATGAGTTAAACTACAAGCATTAGAGGATGCTTATAATGCTGACATATCTAGCATTTGAAAGTATGCAACAACTGCTACTTGGAACGCTCTATTATGATGAATGATAAAATGAATTGGTAATGCTTTATGATGACCTAAATGATTAGCAAAAACAGCTATATGAACTAAAACACAAGCAGAACGGAATGAAATGACAAACATAACTAAAAACTCTTTTGCAGATGCAAATGCCGAAGTTACTCCATATACAAAAGTAAGAGATATCCTTGTAAATGCTAAAGATAGACTATTGAAGGATAGATTATCTAAATGATGAGAACTATGAGAAACTAGAGCATTTGATATTAAATATAAGCCTTGAGTTAGATATACTGCAAAAGAGGCTCTAGAACAAGACATAAACAAATCTCTTATGGAACAAGCTAGTAAGAAAAGATTTGGTAGCCTTGCGTGAAAAAAAGATTTAGTGCCACAGTTTAAGATAACAAAGAATTGACTAGAAGTATCTAACCCAGATGTCTTAAACAACATATCTAAGAACGAGAATTGAGCAGTTGTAAAACTTTGGGATAAAATAAAATCAGCTTATTCAGAAACTTTCTGAGCTTGAGCGCCTAAAAATGCAGCAACTACTGAAAAATTCTTAAGAAGGCTAGACAATGTATTTGGAGAGCAATGACGGTCTGGATGACCAGAGAACTTCATAAATCTTATGAAGGAATGAATTAAAAACGCAACGGATAAATTTGAGGGCTCTCTTACTGAAGAAACTCTTTCTAAATTAAAAGCTACTAGGGCTGCCGATAAAGAGGCAATACAACTAGATAACGCATTCAACAATATTATATGAAGACTTGATTGAGTTGAGTGAGTTTGAGCCGCAGAAAAAGCAACAAAGAGTTCGGTTACAACTCAAGAGCTATTCAAAAAGGTTTTGGAGGCAACAGAGAAAGATTGAAAGTGAATAATGGACTTAAATAATGAGATATGAGCTTGGATAGCAAACTTATCGATATATGATGCTAAAGCAGCACAAAAGCTACTTGAAAACATATACCCATCTCAACCTTGAGCAATGGAGTTTATAATAAAGAGTATTCTTTGAAGAATGAAAAGAAAATGAGCGGTGAAAGCTACAAAAGATTACACTCCAAGCTCACTATGAAGAATTTGGGAAAATATTGGATGAGTTGTTTCTTCTCAAATGTAATTTACATTATATAACCATAAATTATGGAACAAATAGCAGTTAGCTTTACAGATGGATGAGTACCAAAGACTTGATTAACTCCTAAGATTACTATCCTAGATAAAGGAGGTAACGTTTACATTCAAGACTGAGAGTTAAAAGAGCTTTGATACTGATGGTACATCTACAACTTCGATAGATATTCTCCAGAAAAGGTATATCTATACATATTTGACTGAGGAAGTGAACTTTCATCAGACTATGATAGATACAAGTTCTGAGGAAATGAGTTCGATGCTTATACTAATAAATATTCTTGGGGAAGAACTGCCGCACCTTACTTTACAGCTATTGATGGTAAGTTTAGCTGAATAAGCAAAGCTATTGATAAAGCCGTAAAGAGTAGAAAAGACTACGATGACAAAGAGGTAAGGAAAGGCTTAGCAGAAATCAAGAAAGAAATAAAAGGAAAGTGAGGATACGATGTTTATAAGAGGCTTGATAGTCTTGGAAAAGTATTAGACGAAGTTAAACAATCAGTAGTGGACACAAGTGCAGCTAATGATTGAAACAGCTCTAAGAATTTCTCTGGTATCAATGGAAAGCTCGATTTGATGGCAGAATATGTTGTTAAAATCAAATCAGACATCGATAATCAACTTTCTACTCTTGATGAGGATGTTGCACAAAGAATACAAGAAAGCAACGATAATATAAACCAATGAATGTCTAATAGAGTAACTATCGAACAACTATTACAACAAGTAGAGAGATTGGAGGATAAACTTAATGAGGTTGTAGATAGTGTGGTTTCAGAAAGATTGCCACAAGAACTAACTGACAAATACGATGTAAATGTAAACAGAAAGCCAAGAATGACTGATGAGGAAGCTCTTAAGGCTCTATGAATAGATATGTGATTAAATGAATGAGTGAATGAGGGGCTAAATGAGGGAATGGAACTTTGAATGAGTGAGTGAATGGAACAAGGTATGGAAGAATGACTTTGAGCCGCAAGAGAACAGTGAGTTAATGCGCCAGTAGATATGCAATGAATAGCAGAGCCAGAGATGCCAATGTGAGCTTTATAACTATAATTAACAAACAATGGTACAAATAATAACAACTAACTGATGAGGTTGAGGAGGTTGAGCTTCCTATACAGCTTGATGCTGAATAGATATTACTAATAATGAGATAAGCGTAGATACTTCGGTAGTTGCACAAGTTTCTGCTATACCCACTGATAATTGCCAGCTTGCTAATGGTTGCTGATACCAAACTGTATCTTGTATGGTTTGTGATTTAACTTGAGCGGATAACTCTCACTACCCTAGTGCTAAGGCTGTATCAGATGCCTTGCAGTGTGCTTGAGCTTGAGATATGCTAAAGAGTGTTTACGACCCTAATAATGTGAGTGCCAATGCTTTCGACTATTGCAACTTTACTAATACACCAACGATACCTACCGATAACTGTCAATTGGCAAATAGTTGCTGATATACTACCTGCACATGAACTCTAACATCTTCAAATATAAGCAATGTTATTTATGGTTCATCTTGGAGTGGGGTTGTAACAGATGCTCCATCTAAAAAGGTTATGTATGATAAATTAAAGACTATTGATGCCATAATACCAAGTGCAGCAACTTGTTCTAACCAATTAGCAGATAAGAACTATGTAGATGATAGCATAAATAGCGTAACAGCATACTATATAACTAAGAACGCTGCTGGAGACCAATTCGCTTGTTATGCAGAATTAGCAGCTGCTACAACATTCTACTCTTGATGAGTGCAAAGAACTCCTACAAGAAACGACTACACAATAGTTGCAGATGATGAATGTTATTCTGATGCTACTACAAGATATATCTATAATAGTGGTTGGGAGTATCAATATACAGTAAATGAAACTCCTTTAACAACAGCACAGCTTAATGCTTTGAATTCTTGAATAACTGCCGCTAAGGTTAGTTGCTATGATGCTATTCCTGTAATTACAAACAACTGTCAATTAACTAACTGATGTTGATATACTACCTGCACAGGAACTATAAGCACTTGTTCACAAATTATATCTGCCTTATGATATACTCCATATAATAGTTCTAACCCAAGTTGATATACAACTTGCACTTGAACATTGGTAGCATCAGATTTGACAGTAGTAAGTTGAGATACTTGATGCACTTATACTATAAAAGTAAGTAGTTCTGAACCGTGAGCTTCTACTCCTGCAACTACAATAACATTCGTAACTGCTTAATCAGATTTATTTCTATCATAAGTAATATGTGAATATTTTTATGAGATACTGCACCATCTAAAATATTTGTGGGTAGTTCTGGAGTGGCTTCAGTTCGAGCTTGAACTACAAAAGTGCGACCACCATTTACCCCTAAGACATTCACTATAAGCTGGACAGAAAAGTCTGATATGAGTTCTTGATGGACTTATTCAGATGATGCAGCTTGATTAACTGCTGGAAGTACAGCTTTTGATGATTTCTTCTGATACAGTGCTGTCTTACTAGATACGAGTTGAAATGAAACTGCAGAGATGGTTCAGAGTTGATGAGTATTTACTTGACCAATGTCAACATTATGAAACATAACAAGTTGAGATAATGTGATGATAAAATTCCCCGTGAGATGAATTAAAATGTCTAAAAGCTGAAGTATAATAACGCTAAGTATTACAAAGGAATTAAATAGGGAGGGGGAATGATACCAATATTATGCTCATTGCACTTGAACATTAAGCGAACCGTGAACACCAAAGGATGCGTTCTATATTTGAGCATACGAGTGATATAATAATTCTAATGTGTTGAAATCTTGGAGCTGAAGAACGCCTAATTGAAGTATAACACAAGCGAACTTCTGCACTTATGCTAAAGCGAATAATTCAAATTTATGATGGAATATTTATAACTTTTATCAAAGGCAGTATATAAACGCATTATATATAATGAAATACGGAAATCCGAACTCTCAAAGTGTTATATGACAATGATATACAAACGCCAGCTCTGCTGCTACTACTTGATGAACCGACAATCAAACAGCAGCAACATATTGAACATCATCTGCCACGCAACAATGTAGACTATTCTGACTTGAAGACCGATGGGGTAATATGAGAGAATTTTTGTGATGAACTTATGTTAATTCTGGTAGGACGTTATATACACAGCTTAGCTGATATTCTGGTACTACAAGCTGATGACAGTCTACTTGAGCAACTCTTTATAATAATAGTTCAAATTATTGCTTGGCAACCATAGCTTGAAGTAATAACGCTATGTTTTCTCCACTTGCTACCGTAAATAATACAAGTTATAACACATATTATTGTGACTTTTGATATGTAACGGGTACACGTTTAGTCACGGGTTGATGACACTATTCAGATAGTACGACGGCTTGAGTTTTATGTATCGTTTTCAATATGACAGCCAGCTGAAGCAACTGAAGTGTCTGAGCGCGCTTAATGTATATATAATTTATCTCTTAACCTAATATACCAATGCCTTGTGGATGAAAAAGAAAAGGAGGGGGAAAGAAAAAATAGAAGGCTGAAATGCCTTCCCCTATTTAGTTCTTAACTATTAACGCTATGAAATTCCGAAAAACAATGTCAGTTACTAAGTTAGTGTTCTTAATCTTAACACTTGTACTTAGTTTCCAAACAATATATCTAACTTTACAATGAATAGAAACTAGCTTGTTTAACAATGCTATGCTGGTTGTGATTTCCTTTTATTTCTCTCAAAAATGATTAAAATACAATAATGTTGATAGTTTAATAAAAGAAGATGAAGACAAAAAGGAAGAAGACAACGACAACTTGGTTGCTTAGCTAGCGTAATTGGCTATGTAAGTTAGGTTTGCATAGCCTCCCAAAATAAGTTTTATAACCTAACTATATATACTATGGAAACACATTGAATGTCAAAAACTAGAATTTACAGAATTTATAAGTGAATTATAAATAGATGTAAGTACCCAAGTATGAATATTTATAAGAATTATTGATGAAGATGAATTAAATGCCTACGAAAATCATTTGATGAGTTCTATAATGATATGTGAAAATCTTATGGAAAACACGTTAAAGAATATTGAGAAAAGAATACTACGATAGATAGGATAGATGTAAATTGAAATTATTGCAAGGAAAATTGTAGGCGAGCCACAATGAAAGAACAATGAAATAACACTAGATTAAATGTTCGTATGGAATACGAATGAAAGAAATATAAATCTATAATGGAATTATGCGAAGAACTATGAATAAAGTATGTTACATTATATAAGAGAGTATTCATAGAATGACAAGATACACAAGAAGCAATTAATGAAATAATAAACAAAACAAACAAATATAAATATAAATGAATAACTTACAAATGAATTACAGAATTATGCAGAAAGATATGAGTAAATCGCACATCTATACAATATAGATTAAAACAATGAATGAGTGTAGATGATGCCATAGAAAAAGAATTTAGAACTTATAATAAATATAATGGACAACCTTTATAATTATTTAACAGACCCTTGAACGTTGGTTAACTTTGTTATCTTTGTATTTGGGCTTTGAGTTGCTCGGAGTAACTTGAATTGAAGGATAAAAGAACTTGAAAAGAAAACAGAAGAAATAGATGTCACTAGGATAGAAACTAAATTAGCCGAGATACAAACTGACCTTCAGTGGATAAAGGAGGAATTAAACAAAAAGTCAAGTCGTAAATAGATTTTACTCTTGACTTAAAAAAATGTACTCGCATTATAGAGTAAATTTATATCTTTATAGTGCAATAAAATGAAAGAAATAATACACAAATATAAAGATGATTGGGTAATTCTTAGATTTGACGATAAGGATATAGATTGGAGAAAGAATAATAAAACCGAATACCGAACTGGCAGAGAGCGAAGGAGATGAGTTGCTAATGCTAAATTGTATTGGCACGAAGATGATGCAGCTCAAGCCTTAGTGAGATTGAGGCTTTTATCTAAAAATGATGTATGATAGACTGATTATATAATTTGTTGAGTGAAGTGGTAGAATGGTTTAATATGAGGAGAAAGAGAAGGGAGTTCAGAAAAAAGGTTTTATCTTATAAGAAAATGCTGGATGAGCAAAGAAAAGAACTGAGTTAAATATTCAGACCATCATATACTTTGCCAACACCCAGATACAGATACTAACCTACAATGAAGTAGCCACTCTCACAACATAATAAGGATAGCAGACACGACCCATAGAGCTTTACATACTTTATTTGTTAACAAAATGATAGCCGACCAAATGTTAACTTGTGTTGATATTTCCAGAAAGGCATTATTACCAGAAGTTGTCACTTGGTTAGTTGATACGCTAACAAGTTTAGACCCTAAAGACCCTACGCTACGGTACAAGGATGAATGTATCAAGTAGCGTTTTTTATTATTTAATCTTATTGCTATATGGTAAAGCTGAGTGATGAGATGGTGGGGAAAATTCAGTCTTATCCAGAGGGGAAAACAAATACAGAAATTTGACAAGAGTTATGATTAAACAGAAAGACAGTCCGTAAGTACAGAAATCTGAAAGAAGACGTGCAACAACAAGCCAGTGACGTTTTATCTGGTAAAGAGGAGGAAATGCGACTTCAGAGGAAGAAGGACGGCGAAAAGAAAGTTTGATTATCTAAAGAGGAGAAATCTAAACTTTCACTACTAGAGCAATACTCTCCTAAAGACATAAAGGAGATGTTAAACTATATTGCTCAAACCAATAAGAAAGAGATTGATAAGGTTATTTGAGAGCCTTGACATCTAAAGTTCTGATTGGTATCAGATACTCACATTTGAGCAAGACAAGCAGCAGTAGATGAGCTTAAAGAGTTCTATGACATTGCTAAGGATAAGTGAGTAGAGTGTTTCGTTCACGCTGGAGATATTGTCGATTGAGAGAGTGTTTATAACTGACAGCAATTTGAACAGAGTGAGGTTTGATTTGAGGAACAGTTAGAACGCCTAAAGAAAGACTATCCAGATGTTTGACTTCCAACTTACTTTATATGATGAAATCACGATGAAGCGTATCTAAAGAAAAACTGAGTAAATATTTGTAAAGCAATAGAAACAGTAAGACAAGACTTGATTAATTTAGGGTTTTATGATGCTAGACTTAAGCTCAATGGTATAGATATAAACCTACATCACTGAGGATGAAGCCTAAGCTATGCTAAGGACTATAAGATGAAAAAGTATCTTGATAGCCTACCAGTAGAAAACCAGCCAGATATATTTGCTTTAGGTCACTATCACACTGCGCTCTATGACCTCCATAGATGAATACACGGGTTTATGCCAGGTGCTTTCTTAAAAGAGAACTTACTGGCTAAGAGGTTTAATCTAGGTAATGTTATAGGTGGTTGGGTTATAGAGATAGATAAGAACGAGAAGGGGGAGAATAGAATTAATATGGAATTTATTAAATTATAAAGATGGACAAATACGAATATTCAAAAGAGGATGTATGTGATAAGGGGCTAGCTTGGAGAGATAGTTGTAGAGAATGTATATTCCAAGTGCTATGCAAGCTAGATAATAATTGACAAACTTTATTCTTTAACAAAGATAAGAAATGAGGGAAGTAACTTATATTGAGTGAGCAGATTGCGCTCGCTGTAAACAAATCAAACCACACGTTCAAAAGTGGTGCGAAAAGAACAAGGTCAACTTCACATCTATGGAGTATGCAGATAGCTGATTAGAGATTACGTCTATTCCTACTGTAATATACGATAACTGAGAGAGTACAGAGATATTAGATATGGATGGGATAGTTGAGTTGTTGCAGAGAGAATAGGGGGTTTTATTCCTTATACTAAATACAATGACAACAGACAAAAGCAAGAGAACACCTTGCCAAGTGTTCACTAGAGTTATGTGATACATCAGACCAGTAGATAATTACAATGAAGGTAAGAAGTCTGAGTTTTATGGTCGTAAATACTTCACAGAGAACAAAGTAAACAACTCTAGTTTCATCAGAAAGTATTTTAACCCTAATAATAAATAATGGAGAAAGAAATAAATGGATGTTTAGGCTCTTGAGAGCAAGTCACTGACTATCTATTAGTCGAGTGATTTGAGGATAAACTTCCTACACTATACCAGCAAGACGATATAATCTTCGAGTACAACCAAAACAAATGGAGTTGGAGTAAGAAGTCTTGCACCATCTTTTCTGCTATATGAGCTATATCAGACTTATTTAATTATGAGTTTAAACAAGCTGAGATTAAAGAGATAGATGATATAAGCTATACGTGGGGAAGATTTCCAGACCAGTGATGGTATGTTCAGTCAGCTGTTAAATTAGTAGCAGACTGGTGGAATGAACACCACTCTGATTTGGGTAAGGTTGCTTATTACAGATTTGATGTTACTAACGATAACCTACTCAACTCTATAATAAACAAGTGATACACAGTAATGACAAACATAAGGGGAAACTGAAAGTATCAGATGGACTATTTAAGAGATGATATCCTAAACTGAACTGAGTTTGGTGCATCTACTTATGGTCACGCCTTATCAGTTATTAACTACAAGGGAAAGAGGAGTGTAAAGGATAACTATAAGGGTAGGTTGTGTAATGACTGAAAAACTGACTGTAATATCTTTGAGCTAGAACACGAAGTAAGTGAGATAAGTGTTTTCGGAACGAACTGATACATCTATACTAAGGTGGCTGAGGATGCTCTTGAGGAAGTTAAGAGGTTGAATGAGTTTAGGACAAACTTATTAAATGCTATTGAAGTCAACTCAGCTATGCGACACCAGACAAACGACAATAACTATAAATCAATATTGCATTATGTAAATGATAAGAACAGAAAAAAGCTAGCAGATTGTGATGAACAATTAGCAAAATATGTGTAAAATCAATGGAAACACCAGTTCCCATTGTCATCAAAAATGAAATAAGACACGTAGAATTTCTGAGTGGAACAAGAGTAAGGTTGAGTTGAGAAACGTGTCTTAAAATATCGTGAAAAAGGACTTCGTACATCCTTTGGAACAAAAAAAGAGTGGTTTGCAGTTTCCACTCTTTTTTGGTTATGAATTTTTACTTTGTGACTAGCCTAGTATAAGAACTCCGATTAAAATTACAAGTCAAAATATTATACATCCAACAGTCTTATCTTCTCAAGCTAGACTAATTAGCCACAATATTAATGGTATTCAGATATTTACGAACACCAAAGCTCATACGATTGTTCGGAACATTATATTAATACTTTAGTGATAAAAGCTCATAAAGCAGCACCTAGTAATAGGAATGTTATGATTACTACTCGTAAACATTTCTTATCTGCCTCATCATTTATTGCATCCAGTTCTTTTTCAAATGCCTTCATCCTCATATCACTCAAATCTTGTTCTAGTTCATCTACTATTTCCTCCAATCTCTCCACCCTTTCTTTTATGGGTGCTTTGTCTAAAGCTTTCCATTCTTCTCTTGTTAATTGCATTGTTATATTGGTTATAAATTAAAATTTCTTGCTATAACTACTTCCTCTCTCAAATCTTCTATAATAGTGTCTTTATCATCTAAAGCCTCTAATAATTCTGCAACTACTTGGATGGTATGTTTACCTTTAAGCTCAGAATTTATAAGGAGGTCTTCTGCTTTCTTCTCGTATTCGTTCATCTACTTCAGAATACTAACTAAAAACTGAATAGGGTTGTCTTGTATTGCTAATAGCATCAAGATTTCTTCATATCGTTCAAAAAATTCTCATACTTCATCTTCTTCATATATTCTTGCATAAAATCACATATCATAAACTATATTTGTATTTATCTTATCGTTCTCTACTAACCATTTAATAAATCAGAAAGATTTAGAAGTTAGATAGCTTGGTGTCACATCTGAATATAAGTTATATCATTCTCGTGGGTCATCTGTATCATATCTAGCTATACCTCATCGGCTATCAAGTTCCCATTTATACACTTCATAATCTTTTGCTTCTTCAGATTTTTCTTTTCCCTTTTCATACTTATTCAATAACTCTATAAGTTTTTCCATCTTACTTTAATATAGAAACTAAAAATTCAATAGGCTCATCTTGTATGCTTAGCACCATAAGTATACCATCATAGTCAGATATTCAATTAAAGTCCCAACACTTCCTAAGTACGTAATTATCAAATTCTCATATACGTATTTTATGATTATCTACTAACCATTTAATAAACCCATATTTCTTGCTCATAAGTGTAGCCTCTAAAACTAACTCCTCCTTATCATTTACATCAACATCTGGTCAAGCTAATCTTACCCACTCTCACTTGCTTAGTTGATATTCTTTTAATAGTTCTTGTAGTTTTTCCATCTCTCCACATATAACAAATAAAAAAGTTTTTTACTTGTAGAGTAAATCTACATTTGCTATAACCTTGTCTAAGAATTTCTTAGTGAACTGGTTTGTATGTTGGTTGCTAATATCAAAGTTAAAATCATTCATATTCAAACGCAATGGAGTGTGAGCAACCATTGGGAACTCCCTCATATTGATATTGCTATCGTATCCATATCTCTCAGCATCTGTTCAAGCCCATACCACCAACGCCTTCTTTCAGAAAGCTTTACTACAATGATGTAATGAACTATCACATCATACAACTGGATACCTAGCACATAGAGATACAACCAATCTTAAATCTGGAGTATCACACATTTGACAGTTATTCAATACTGGTTGAGCGCCTTGTTTGATAACCTCATAAAGAGTATATCATTTCTTTGTTAGCTCATCTGCTATATACTGTGCCGCTTCTACTGGGATAGAACGATAACTTTTATCAGCACCATTTAATCACATTGTGCTTCAGAATGGTTGATATAAGATAGGTCTTTCTCAGCTTATTACATTCCCTTTCTTTTCGTGTTCTGCTAAGAATAAGATAGGGTCAGCTGGCTTATCCAATCAAAGCTGTCTTGCTGCCACCTTTAACCAGTTCTCAGCGTCGTTAAAGAACTTTGGGTCAGTGTATGGCTCTAACTCTATATAATCATTTCCTTTGATTACATCCTCAAATAGCCTCCTATCATCTAATCAGTGGACTGACTTGATGTATGGGTTTCCCCAAAATACTAACGGTCGGCTTGTAATAACTTTAACTGGTCTTTTCTTTGCGACCTCTGTAATAGCTCAAGCCATTGCTACTACTCTACCTAGTCATCAGTCAATTCTCACTACCAGTGTTTGTGGTTGTTGTTGTGTTTCAGTCATAGTTATTTAGTTTGTAATTAAATCGAAAGCAAAATGCTACAATAGCAATGATACATAGCCAAGCTAGTATCTCTATAATCTTATCCTCTTTCTCCATTATAATTTGTTAAAAAGTAAAGGTAAAAGTTCTCTTGCGATAATATACATTTCAGCTCTTTCTCAATCTCAACCAAGTGTTTTATACTTATGTATATCCGCTACTCTGTATAGGAGTTCTCATCTGTTTTGCCGATAGAACTCATTATTATTAAGACAGTAGATTATGTAGTCAGCCTTGCTTGCAAATATCCCAGATGGTTTATTATTACATCTAATCTCTAATGCTATGTTTCAAGTTTCTTGGCTTTTATAATCTCTTTTAACTTCGTATGTTCTTTCTATTCAGTTAATTGTTAGTTTCACATCTCGGTCTTTGAATGGCATATCTGGTGCAAATTCTACTTTCTCTATTTCTGGATACTTAGCAAGCATAGTGGCTACAAACTTTCTTTCTACTTCTTTTCATCATTCCAAAGTTATCTGAAAGTCCATTTTTATCTCTGATGTAAATTAAATGTTTGTGGGTTAATCTTTTGCTGATAGATAGAATAAAAGCATCCTATCATATTCCTTTCCCAGTTTCAGCTCTTTCCAGTGCTGTATCTGTATCCACTAGCATATTCCTCTACACAATCTCAAGCTCAATTTAAACAAGCTATTGTTTGGTTATTACCAAGTAAAGAGTTATTTAGTGTTTTTCAGATTGCTGCAAGTCAAGCTCATTGATTAGGAAAGCAATGTCTATCCCCTCAGTCATTATTTCATACATTTCAGTAGTTCCAACATCAAGGAACTCCATATCATTTCTTTCATCAGCTTGTTTCAGCTATTGCTATACATAGGATAGTTCATTCTTTTAATCAGTAGAAGTTTTCAGTGTGCCAGATTACATCAGCTGGTAAATCATACTTTTCAGCAAGTTCTATAAACCTCTGGTGGCTTTCCTCACTTGTTAGAGGTGGCATTTCTTGTGCGTTTCATTCAGCATTTAATTTTCAAGGTTGCCAAGCTATTGATAGATTTAGTTCGTGTTTTGTTGGTTGGTATTTTTCTACCTTTACTGTCTTTGGCATATTAGCCACAGTGTTTAATCAAGATAATAGACATATAAATAATACTAAGATAATTCAAATAAGAATTTTAATTAATGGGTCTTTTAAAGGTTGTAGGTTAAACTTCATTTGCAAGTATAAAGATATAAAAGATTATTTTTTGTTTCTCCTTAGGTTAGTCATTTCCCTATTGGCTATATTAGAACATCTGGTGCAATACTTTTGTGTTGGTGCTTTTTTAGGAACTTCTTTCCCACACCTCTCACACATTATCGTTTCCTTATATTGTATTTTCATTTGTTTTTGGTTAGGATATAAACTATTTCTTTTTAGATTGATATCTTGCTCTACTCCTTTCTCTATTCCTTTCTTGAGTAGCAAGCACTCTATCATTTCTTTTCTTTTCCTCCTCTTTGTAATAGTCCATTAGCTTTCCACATAAATCTACTACGTCGTCATTGTGCATTTCAAGATATTCAACTATTTTCCTAACATTTCTATAAGGTAAAACCTTTCTCTTTTTCCATACATTATATATGGACTGGTCGCAACCGAGATAGTTAGTCATTTGTAGGATATTAAATCTCTTGACAACTTCTCATATCTGTTGCAATAATTCCTCTGCGTTATTCATTTAGATTACGATTATTAGAAATAAAATCTGTTGTTCCTTTATTGGATACATACCAAGCTATCTTAAATTCTCTTATAGAGTTCATAACTTGTAGCATTCCTTTACAGTCAGCCTCCATTGTTCTATAATCTCAATATAGTTCCTCTGCTTTTAGCTTTCCAATTTCAGCTGCCTCTGTTATCTTTTTTCAGCTCTCCATAGCTTTTTGGGTTTCTTGACTTCTAACAAGATTATACATTTGCTCTTGCTCGTTAGCCATATTCATTTTATCTCTATACAGAGAGGACATCATATAAACTATTTTAGATAGCTGTATAATGTCGTCCTCTGTTTGAGCTGGTGCATTGATAATCTTTTGAGCCTCATCTGTAAGGCTCATAGATTAGAATGGCAAATCAGATAAATCGTCGTCCTCGTTAGCTTTCTTTATTTTTTCAGTCAAGTTAATTGTTGGAGTATTATCTACTGGAGTTCAGTCAATTTTTGTTTCAGTTCCAATACTCCAAAAGGCATCTCATTCTTTTCTTAAACAACTATTGATAGTAGGGATAATTAAATGTTCTACCCACTCGTCAAGTTTTGTTTCGTCTTTTTTAACTATTTCTCACGTTTCTGGGTCTTTGATAACTCTGATTTTTTCACTTATCTCTTTTGAAATATCAAATCTTCACATAGCTTCATTTCGTGTAGAATATGGGTTAGGATACTTCATACCATCTACTAAGATAGATACGAATTTCTTATCATTATATACACCAGTTTTTAGCATAATGTTATTGATTTTAACATCTTTTGAGGCTGGAACATATAACTTAAATAAGATGTTTCTCATTGTTTGTCAAAGTTTCATTCCCCATTGGATAGCATTATTTTCAGCATCCTCAATATCGAATAATACATAAGTTCAATACTGTGTTTCTTTTGCTGTGATATGCTGTAATGTTCCTTCTATAAAGGCTCATTCTCATACCTTTTCAGCCTCCATTCAATTCCATTTTGTAATTACAAATCTTGGAGTGTCTGGTCATTTACCAAAGTTTTCTAATTTTGCTCTTAAAAAGTTTTTTGAGCTTGTTGCATTTGTTCCTCGTGTCATTTCTATAAATAATAATAAATAAAAGGTTTAAAAAGGAAGCTCTCAGTCAAATTCAGTATCTTTATTAGGGTTGAATTTGTCTATATACTCAATACATTGTTTCTTTAATCAAAGCAATGTCTTTTGCATATCAAAGTTTTTGTCCTCTGTATCAAACTCTATTTCTATCTCTATCATAGGTTTGATATTTTCATACTGCCTTAAAGCATAAGTTCTGGATAGTCCAGCTTTAATTGTTCCTTTCATTATAAGTAATTTTTAGTAAGTAAATCTTTGTAGCATTCTGACATAAGTTTAATAACTAATTCATAGTCAATTAATACTTTGCCATTTTCATTTTTGAATAAGTCCACAGTATCATTATTTCTAATGAAATCTAATGGCTCATAGTTAGGCTCATAATTGAACTCTAACTCCTCTCATTTGTAGTTTGCTGTGTATTTCATTTGCATAGTATAAAGATATAAAACTAATTTTCACATAATTCCAATTCTTTTTCCATTTGCTCGTCCCTCCAAGCCTCATATTCCTCATCAGAGGTATCTATTTTTCAAGTTTCTTTGAGCCAAGCTCAGAACTCTAAACAGTCCCAACATAATTCAGTTGGTCGTAGCTCGTCATTTCGACAATCTACATCTAATCATTTTTCGTAAGTCATTTCGATAAGTGGTTATTAAATAAATGTTTTTGCTATCTTATCATAGCACATATAATATAATGATTTTTTTGATAATTTCAAGAGAAAGTTTACACTATTTTTTTGTATCAAGTTTGTAGGTTAGAACTCCATACTTGCCAAATCAGTATCACTTTCTTTTGACATTTTTGAAATCTGTTCTTTTTTCTCTGTTATAAATTTGTATCGCTTTTGTATGTTATCCTCATACCATTTTTGATTATAATCTACTGTGCTTTTATCGTTAAGCATATACTCTACTTTTTTTCTACCTAACATATCTATCATTTTGAGGGTATAGACTTTATAATTTCAGCTCAATTCTACATTATCTCTATAACTCTGTGGATAACAGTTTAGGATATCATATCTATATCTCATTACCGCTCTTGATATAAAGTGTCAGCATTGTGCCTTAGTCCAAAACATTTTTACTCCACTTGTTATACACCTAACATATCCATAATCATCAGCATAGTATAATCTAACATATTCACTAAACACTCTATCAGCAAGGGCTTTCCAAGTTATTTTTCAGATTTTCTTTCAAGTTTTAGGTCAATAGTATTTTAAGATTTCTTCTCGTTTTTCTGATTTTACTTGCGCCATTGCCTTTTTTGTTTTCCATAGACTTGTATATTTTGTTATATCAAATCTTGCCATTGTATATGATTAAGAATTAAAACGACTATTATAAATATCCATTAAATGTTGCGTTCAGTTTATAGATAATCATTTTTCTTTCCTTTCCTTTACTATTTTTCTTAATTTTGCTTTCATATCATTATCTGTTATACTTGCTATATAAGTATCCAATTCTCACATAACTACTTTTCTAACTCCAATGATTTCATATTTATTTACAAGCTCATCTCAAAATCTAATCATTTGCGGTCAGTTGTTTATAAGTTGTTCTAATTGTTCTAAGGTTGCGGTTGTTTGGATATCCTCGCCATTTTTACGAGTGATAATACACATTTCTTGATATTCTTTAATTGCGTTCATTTTGATAAAGTTAAGTTATAAAACGTTAATTGTTGGAGTAATTGCCTTTTGTGATTTTTGTTTTGTTTGATTATAAACATCAGCATAATTCTGATAGATTTTCATAGGTCAAGTTAAAGGTCATTTTCGATAGTTAATTATCACACTTGCCTTTAATATATTCAAAGCAAATTCTACTCTATCTTGTTTTATACTTTCACAAAATTCTCAATATTCTTTTGCGGTTAGGATATGTTTTGCGAACATTCTATCCTTTGTTTTATCATAAGCTACTCATAACTCATTACAAGTATTTTTGATTTGTTCTAATAAGTTGTTAATCTCTACTGTTATTTCTTTTTCTTTTTTGGCGGAATTTTTTTCTTTTTCTTTCAAATCTAAATTATTTATAGATAAAGAATTATTGTTTTCTAAAAGTTCAGAATTTTCTCAAAATTCTGTATTATTATTAATAATAATATTATTATTTTTATCTATTATATTTATATCTTGTGATTTTTCACAACCCCCCTTGTGATTTTTCACAACCCCCCCTAGACAATTTTGACTACCCCCTTGTTCTATAAGGCTATTTAGTTCAATATATCTTTTATAATTATTATCCAAAGATAGATGGATATATCATTTTTGTTCTAAAATTGCTATATTTTTTGATATAGTCCATTTATTTACTCACAATAAATCTCATATATATTCATTGCTAGCTCGACAATATCATTTTTCAGCACATAAACTACTAATAGTTCAATATAATAGTTTTTGTTTATCTGAAAGTTCATTATCGTATAATACAATGTTTGGTATCATACAAAATCATTTTGATAAGATTTCCATTTTGTATAAATTAAGAATTAAAATCTAATAAACAAAAAGCACCACATATAACTATGTCGTGCTGTATTTGATTATTCTATACTATTGTATAGCACGACCAAATACAATAGTTATAGTGATGCTTTTTTGCTTTTATATCTTTATACTTATTCACAAAGAATAAAGCTAGATATATATAATTATTTTTTTGCTTTTTTCAAGCTATTTTTTGATTTTCTTTTTTGTAGTTCTCAAAAGGTATAAGCTACATTTTCTTTATTTATAAATTGATTATAAGTTAAATAATCAGATTTTCAGCTTTTCTTATATATTCTGTATTTTAAATTATCTAGTTCTTTTTTAATCATTATTTAAATAATCAGATTAAAGATAAAATAATAAAGTAAGTTATAAATCAAATCATCTTTTATTTTGTTTTATAATCTAAATATTCATCATACAGTTTATCAGTTATTTTCCATTCTGTATAATATTTTGTTCTATTTTTCATACATATCCATTGGTTAATTTCTCATTTTAATTCAGATTGACTATCAAAAGTATAGTTATCTAAATAATTAAATAGTTCTTTTTTATCTATATTCATTTTTATAATTAGTTAAAAGTTAAAAGTTATCCTAATAAAACTATTTTATCCTTATCTATTCATTCATCAAGATAAGAATATTCTAAAACATTGTCTATCTCATCTTTATCATAAACAAATCAATAAAATAGATTATGGTATCAATTTCATTCATCATCTGTTGTAATCATAATATGTTTATCTCAATTTCATTTATTCATTTGATATAAACACATTTTGTATAATTGATTTATTGTTATTGTATTATTCATTGTTATTTTAATAAGGTATAAAAGTCTGCGGAGTAATAAGGTTTTGTTATATCTTGTTTTGTTTTTGTTATTGTTTTGTCTAATGCTCTATTTTTACCAGCTCGCCAGTTTTCTCAATCTTGTGTTATATATTCTTGTTTTGGTGATTTTCTTTTTTCTGTATCTATAAACATATGTTTTCACCAAATTTCTAAATCATACCAACACATAGTTTGCCAGATATGAAATACATAATCAGTATAATTATATATTTTAATTTTACCTTGTTTTTGTTGCTCTTTTAATCGTTTATTGATTTCTTTCATTTTTGATTTTAATTAAGATATAAAACTAATTTCTATATTTATCATTTCTAATTTTGTTTAATTGCTTTTTATAATAATCACAATCTATATCTGTAAAGTATAAAGCTAAAAACAAATATTTTTTATCTATTTTTAATAGCCTTTTCCTTAATTCATAATCATTATAATCATTGTTTTTATATTCTGACAATAAGTCTATGATTTTTTGCCATTCATTTTGATTAGTAGTTGCTTTCATTTTGATAATAAGTTAAGAATTAAATATCTTTTGATAAATCGTTTAAAAAATCATCCAATGCTTGATAAAATATTTTTTCTCTATCTAGTCAATTAATCTCATTAAAGTCTTTTTCTTTTTGTGTTCGTCAATAAAATCTATCAAATAAAATTGATATACTTTGTCTAGCTACATTAAATAATCTATTTCTATTGTCATTTTCTCAATAAAAATCATCTACATTTTCTAGAATTTTATTAAAGTTAAGTGTTCTCATTTTGGTTATAAGTTATAATATAAAAGTTTATCATAAAATAACATAATTTTCTAAATCATCTGTTATATCTCAAATATCACAAAAATTTTGTAATTCATTTATTTCATCATAATCATCTGTAAAAGCATAGTATAAATTGTGATATGAATTTCATTCATCATCACTTGAAATTAATATTTTTTTATTTCAATTTCATTTTGCTACTTGTTTTTTGCAAAAATCAAGTAATTGGTCTATTGTAATTGTATGGTCTATTTTATTCATTTTGATTATAAGTTATGATATAAAAAGTCTTTTTTGCATACTCAATCTTTAATTCAATATTTTCAATAATCATCATATTCAATATATCAATCATCTCTATTCTTTTTATCTATTGCTAGTATATCTCAAAAATAATCATCTATATCTATTCTATTTCAATTATATTTTATACATCGTATATCACAATCTTTTATATTTTCTATTTCATCATATTTTCAGCTTTTATAATTCATTTTGATATAGTCTATCATATCTTTTTTTGATTTTGCAAGGTATCTACATTGCAAATCATCTAGTAATATATATTTTTTCATTTTGATATTATTTTAAAATATAAAAATTATTTTGTAAAATGTTTTTCTATCCAATCAATAGAATTTTTAAAAAGATTTTCTAAATTATCATTTTCAATTATTGTTTTATCAATATCAAAGTATTTTCAATGTATATATAAACTTGCGTAATATTCTTTATCAATTCATTTTCTAAATTCTTTTTTGAATTTATCTAGTAAATCTTTTGTTCTATAAATTCAAAAGCTTGTAAAACATTTTGAATTTCAGATTTTAAATCTTTTATTATTATATTTTGTATCTAAATAATTATTTATATATTCTAAATCTATCATTTTGATATTTTGTAAAGATATAAAAGTTTTTAATAAGTTATTTTAAATTTTAATTTCAATAAATCATAATACAAGTATTGTCAATTTCATTTAATAGTTTTTCAAGTCTATTAAAATATTCGATATAGTCTTTTTTTGTATATCATTTTCATTTTGTTTTTGTATTTTCTAAAATGTTTTTTTCTAAAACTAATTGATTTATCATTTTCAATCAATCAATAATACAATATTTTCAATCACTTGTTTTTTTCATTTTAATATTATTTTATAAAGTAAAAGGTTATTTTATTTTAAATAAATCTAATATATGTTTTAATAAAATATCAAATTCGGTTATTCATAATATTCATTTTAATTTATATAAATTGTATATTCTATTTTTTACATAATCAAGATTGATTGATTTATGTTTTTCTTTTGAATATTGAATAATCATATCTTCTAAATATTCATAATCAATTTTATTATCTAAATAGTCAAGTATATAATTTTTGATTTTTCATAAATTCATTTTTAATAATATTATGATATAAAATTATAGGTTATTTCGTTATTAAAATTAAAATAAGCAACGTTTATCATTTTAAATGATAAATATATCATATTAAGAATAGAATAAGCTTTATTTTCATTTTCAATCAATAATAAACTATTAAAAAACATTATAATATAATCAATATCCATTATGAATAATAGTTATATCATATTTTACTATTAAATATTTATTGTGTAATTTATCTATAAATTTTTGTATATCATCATATTTTTTAAATGTTTTATATTTCATTTTAATAAATATTAAAATATAAAATTAAGCTTTTATATAATTTTCATATATCAATTCTTTTATATAACTTGTTTTATTATCTTTATTTTTCATATATCAAAAATTTATAAAATATGATTTTCAATTATAAACTTGAAAATATGTTTTATATTCTTTTTTTTCAATATCATATTTATTATGTATTTCAATATCATAATAATTAATAAGTTTTCAACTTTTTAATATGATAAAAGCTTGTTTTAATTCTTTTAAATTCATTTTTTTAATAAATTAATAATATAAAATTAATATCAAAAATATTTAATAAAATTATCAAAATTAAGTCAATCAATATCAATATATAAATGATTATTTCTTATTCTTTTTCTTAAAAAAGCAATATTTCAATTATTATCAATAGTAAAATAAAAAGATTTTTTTGCTTTATATTCTTTTCAATCATTTTTTGTAAAATAGTCAATTTTTCTTATTCTTTTTATTATATCAAAATTATCATAAATATATATAATATCATTTTTATTGACTTTATAAATTTTATAAAGTCAATTTTCATTAAAATATTTATCTTTTAAATTATTTAATATATAGTTTTTTTCTAAAATCATTTTTATAATTAATTATTAAATAAAATAGTATTTTGATATATATTATAGTATAATATATCCATTGTTTTAATATCAATATTATTAAAATTTTTACATTCATTTATAAAGATTATAAAGTCTATTTTGTTTTTTATAGTTTTTCATAAATAATATTTTAAAAAGCGTTTTACTTTTTCAAAAAGCGCTTTACTATTAAAATAGTTTGAATTATTATATAAATGTTTATTTATATAAAAAACTTTATTTTCTTTATCAAAAACAATAAAATAATTATCCTTAAAACATAAACAAAATAAATTATTGTCTATTATTTCAATATCCATATTATCATATTGAAAAAGTCTAAAATCTTTATAATAATTTTTAAATCAAGTTTTTTTCATTTTTAATATAATTTAAATGATAAAAAATAGTTATTTATTATTTTGTTTTTGTATTCAAAAAGATATAATTTATATTTAAAATCTTTTATTTTATTTTTGTTTATAAATTCTTTTAAATCTTTTAAATTATCAAATATTTTTAAATCAAACATAATATAAAATTAAAATATAAAATTTTGTTTTTGTTTATTAATTAAAAATCATAAGTTATATAATATAAAAGCTTATTTATTTTATCATTAATTTTTGTTTTTGTCAATTCATTATTTTGTTTTTTCATATATAAATTAATTAAATAGTTTTTTGCCTTATCAATATTAAATTTTTTATTGTTTTTTTCTTTATAGTCTATTAAATAGTCTAAAACATAAGATAAATTTTCTTTATCATATAAGTATTTTTGAATTATACTAAACATTTTTATAATAATTAATAAATAAAAAAGAAAAACTAGCAAAAAGCTAGTTTATCTTAAATCTTTATCATAAATAACTTTAAAATCTTTTATAAATCAATCTTTTATTGCTTTTTCTAATTCTTTTTTAGTATCATAATAAAAAGATAAATAATCATTTAAAAATAATTTTAAATGTTTACTTGTTGTTTTTGAATAATCATAATCTATTCAAAAAGTTATAGTTTTGCTTGCATAATCTATAATAGCAATAGTACTATCATAAGATTGAAAAATAGTTTTACAATCTCATTCAATAATAAATTGATTTTTGTTGTAAAATTGATTGACTTTAAATGCTGTTGTTTTCATTGTGATAAGAATAAAGAATAAAAAGTTATAAATTTATTATAACGACTATATATTATTCAAAAAGTCAAAAAAATCAATACAAAATATAAAAAATCATATAACTTTTAGTTATCATATAAAAAAGCAATTAAGAATTGATAAAACTATTAAAAAGGTATATCAAAAAATCAAAAAAAGTTTGACAAAATAAAAAAACATATAAAATATAAAATCAGAAAATCAAAAAAATCTGAAAATCTGAAAAATCAAAAAACAATATAATATTATAAATCTAAAATATAGAAAATCCAGAAAAATCTAAAAAGCAATAAATCCAAAAAATATTTAAAATCCAGAAAAAAGAATAAATCCAAAAAAAGAATATAAACAAATTTATTATTAAAAATAAATACATAAATAAAATATATATAATATTATGTAATAAATAATAAACAATAATATATATTTATTCAATCATATTAAAAACTATACATAAAAGATATATACAAAAACAAGCAATAAATATTATATATTCTTTTTTTCTTTTTTTATTTTGATTTTGATAAAGGTAAAAAGCCAAAAAGCCAAAGTCCCCAACCTTGCTTGGCTGTCAATGAAATTTTTGACGGCTGTGTTTCGTGGCTTCGTTCCTCGTGTTTCGACGGACGGAGGAGGGGTAGCAACCAAACGGAGAGGCGATAAATTGCGATAGTATACCGCCGCGCGCACCAAGGTAATTTTCAAAAAGGTTGATATTTTTATCAACTTTTTTAACTTTCTCTTGAAACGGCATCAGAAAGTGGTATAAAAAGGTTGATATTTATATCAACCATCTAAGAGAAATGCTAGTTTATAACAAGAAATCAGCAATGCTAGAAAGGCTTGGAAAAGATAAGAAAGACATAAGGTATTTAGAGAGAGCTATTGAGCGTGGAGAGGTATTGGAGATAGATTGATATTATATAAGGAAGGATGATTTGCTCAGAGTAGCATTTGAGGTATTGCATAATGAGAATATATTGTTAAAGAAGGAGTTAGAAAATTCTTCCGAAAATTCCGAAAAGGTACAAGAATTAGAAGCTAATGTAGAGTATTATAAGAATGAAGCGCAAGATGCTAATGATAAGAATGCTGCTTTAGAGAGTATATTAGATAATTTAAGGGCTAAAGGTTATCCAATTTGATATGCGGATGATTAATTTTATATATTAATTTAAGGGTATGAAAATATTTGGGGGATATGCAGTTTGAGGCTATATAGACTGAGAGCCTATATTAGTAGATTTGGATAAGATGCAGAGAGCTGCTGATAGGGACTTATGTAAGGCTATGGATGAGATTAAGAAGAAAAATGCGCACGACATAGAGGGTTGGCACATAGAGAGCGATGAGTTTATTGTAGAAGTATTAAAGAAGGCTGGTTATCCAAAATTAGCCGAAAAATACGAGGACTATCAACATTGACGGCGATACGCTTAGTTTTATATATTAAACAAAAAAAGATGGAGAGAAAGGGGGGAAGAACTGTTTGAGAAGTTTGGACAAAGAATTGTCAAAGATGTGGGAAGGAGATGAAAAGGGCTGCTAAGTATTGTATAGCTTGTAGGAAGGAGATTGATAGAGAGTTGCAAGAGAAGTATAGAGCTGAGAGAAAAGCTTTTAAATCTTAAATATAAATAAATGGCTGAGTTTATGGATGCTACAAACTCTAATAACCACGCTGGTATAGAGAGGAGAGAGGCTTCAGAGAGGGCTGAAGCTATACTCAAACTTATTAACGAGTATAGGGTTTATGCTCATAGGTTTGAGAGTTTACCCACTTGGGATGTGTTATGATTTCTTAACAAGCTACAAAATGAGCTATTTGAGAGGTATGGGAAGGATGTGAGTAATGGGGAGTTGGATAGAGCGAGGAATGATTATTTCCTATTAACTCACAAAAAGCCGTTTATGGCTTGGGATGTAGATGAGATAAGGAGAAGGATGGATGAGTATTCCAAGGAGGAAGGTAAACAGATAGTAGAAGAAACTTTACGTTCTAAGAAAGCGAGATGGCAGAAAGCAATGAAAAAGTAAGATGACCTCAAGAAGCTACGAAAAACACAATAGCTGTTAGAGAGATAGTGAGGGACTGAAAGCCTTGAAGCTGAAAGTATAAGTGAGATGATAAGATAGCTGTTAAGAAGAAGCTAACAGAGAAGCAAAAGGCTTTTGTAGATGAATACTTACAATCTCATAATGCCACAGCTGCTTATAGAGCTGCTAAGGGTACTTTAGCCAACAGAGAGGAGTGGCTAGCTTCTGATAGAGGGAATGGTAGGGCTATGAAGAATTTGGATAAGGTAAGAGATTATCTTATGGAGAAGATAGCAACTGATGCTGAGTTATGTTTAGACTATCAGATGGAGATGATACAAAATGAGGATGTACCAGCAGCAGTAAGACACGATGCCATTAAGGATAGGCTAAATAGATTATGAGTAGGAAGGCAGAAAGAGGAAAGCACAGACTTTACTGGTATCTGAGAAGTTACCATTACTATTAAGCATAAACAACCAGAGGTTATAGAAGGGGAAGTTTTAGATGCTAACGAAAACGATAATGAAAGTTCTTAGCTTATGTGATTGAATTAGTTGTGGTCAGCTTGCCTTAGAGAGAGCTTGAATACACATAGATACCTACTATGCGTCCGAAATAAAGCCAATAGCGATACAAGTTACGCAAACAAACTACCCAAACACGATACAAATATGAGATTTAACAAAAGTATCATATAAGGACGGCATATTGTGTACTGAAAAATGAGATTTCAAAACAGATATAGACTTAGTTATATTCGGTTCTCCCTGCCAAACATTTAGCATAGCAATGCGTACCGATAAGAGAGTGTGAATGGAGGATAAAAAGAAGTCTTGATTATTCCTAGAATGTTATAGGATACTCCAAGAAGTAAAGCCTAAATACTTTCTTATGGAAAATGTTGCAAGAATGAGAGATAGTGACGCACAGATAATAACTGATATGATGTGAGTAAAACCGATAAGGATAAATAGTAAGTTAGTATCTCCACAGCTAAGAGATAGGTATTATCGAACTAATATTGAGTGAGTAACGCAACCTAAAGATAAATGAATAAAACTACAAGATATATTAACGAGTTGATATACAGACAGAGAAAAGGCTAGAGCATTGTTGGTTTCTGATAGCAGACCAATAAGGGACAAGGAGAGGATGTACCGTAGATATAGGCAAACTTGATTTACTACAATAGTTTGGGAAGAAAAGTGAGATAATAATTCCATAAGATACCTAAACCAAACGGAATTAGAGAGATGCCAAACCGTACCAGAATGATATACTAGATGTTTAACAAGAAACCAGGCAGCCGACGTATTATGAGATGGTTGGACAGTAGATGTTATAGCACACATATTTAGCTTTATACCTAAACAAAATGGCTAACTTATTTAACCCACAGTTTGAGATGACTGAGAAGCAAGCAGAGTGCTGGGAGTATCTCACTGATAATAAATATAGGAATATCTGATTTGGGGGATGAGCTTGATGAGGTAAGAGTGTTGTTTGAGTTATGCGATTATTATATATGTGTTGGAAATACCCTTGAACAAGGTGGTTTATCTGACGTAGAGAGTTATCTAACCTTATGAAAACAACAGTTAATACCTACTATAAAATCGGACAAATCTATGAAATACCTAAAAAGTTTATGTGAAGACTAGATAAGAAATATAATATTATAAGGTTTGAGAATGGAAGTGAGATACTATTACTAGACTGTGCTACACAACCAGCAGACCCATTATTTACTAGGTTTTGAAGTCTGGAATTGACTTGAGGTTTCATAGATGAAGCAAACGAAATAGATGAGCAAGCTGTTACTATCCTAAAAACACGTATTGCTAGGCAGAAAAACAAGGAATATGGCTTAGTACCTAAGCTATTATGCACCTTCAACCCAGACCAGTGACGAGTTAAAAGGACATTCTATACTCCACGAAAGAGTGGAACGCTTCCAGAAGATACAATATTTATCCCATCTTTAGTTACAGATAACGAGTTTATAGACCCAGAGTATATAAATCAGCTTAGGAACTCTACGGATGAGATTACTAAACAGAGGCTTCTATACTGAAACTTTGATTGGTCTTGAGATGCTGGAAAGCTATTTAGACACGATGAGATAGAAGACTTGTTCGAAACCAATGTAGAAAAGAAGGACACAATGTATATGAGTGTGGATGTTGCTAGGCTTGGAGATGACAAGACTGTTATTTGTATATGGAGGGGGCTAGAATGTATCAAAATCTTGCATTATGATAGAAATACCATAGATGATATAGCAGCTAGAATAAAAGATTTAGAATACTCTTATAATGTATCTAGACATAATATAGTAGTAGATAGTGATGGAGTTGGTTGAGGTTTAGCCGATTTGTTAAGATGATGTACCAATTTCGTAAACAACAGTCGTCCATATAGATTTGAGCCAGAGAAAAAATGATTTATCCTCAGAAACTATGCAAACCTAAAAGCTCAGTGCTACTTTAAACTTAAAGAAATGATGGAAAAGAGGCTAATAAGGGTATATGCAGATTGAGTGATTAGAGATAAACTTTCCGAAGAATTAGAAAACATCTTTATCTCTGGTATAGATACAGATGGAAAGGTAAAAATCGAAGATAAAAAAGACCTCAAAAGAAGGATAAACCGCTCTCCAGACTTTGCAGATGCTATTATGTTTAGAATGATATTCCTAGTCCAAGAAACAGAGGGTAGTAGTGAGATAATCACTGGTACTTACGAAATAGATTATGATGACTTATTATATTAGAATAACGATTTGTTTCAGAAAATTGCTCTATCCTTCTTACTTAGGATAGAGTTTTTCTCATTGGGGTCTATTACTGCATCATTAACAATATCTAAAGCCTCCTCTGGAGATATAAATTTATCGTATTTGCCATCTATTCGTCTTCATACCATAGGAACAACTAACACATCCCTCTTAAATTTTTCCGAATATGTGACATATACTCACTTTAATTTATACTTAATCATTATATATAGTAGTAAATAAAAAAACACAGTTTGGAACTGTGTTTATAACGGTGCAAGAAATTTAGAATTTGCTTGCGTGTGTAAGTTTAGAGGTCTTCACGACGACATATATAAACATTTTTTATAAAAAATCAAGAGCAAATTTAAAAATTCAAAAAATTCGCGAAATTTTCTAACCACTATATTATATATTATCTTATAAATCATATTCTTATATAATTTCCTAAAACTATAACATACTGCAGAGCATTAGGAACACGGTAGTGTAGATATGGTGTCAAAACCTCTTACAGAGAGAGAAAGAAATTTTTGTTTTTCCTTTCGGTTATGAATAAAACTGCAAATCTTTTTAAGAGATTATCCTATTCATATCTCTGTAAGAAGTTTTGCCCATAGTACTCTGGGTTACACCGTATAACATCTGCGTCGCATTGAGGTGTCCGTTTAGCGTTAGTACGGAAGTGGTGATGACCTCTTAACATACCACTCGCAAGCGATTACCGCTCGTGTCGTTGATATATATAATCAAAAAAATACAAATTTCAAGAGAAAAATAAGATTTATTATAAAATATGTCAATATACAAATACAACCCCACTATTGAAATACATAATATAATAGTTAATCACTGTGGTAGTAGAATTTATATTGCAAAAACAATATGAAGATTTCCGATGTATTAAGCCAAGAAGACAGAGATAAGCTGTTAGCTCAGATTGATATGGAGTATCAACAATGATACGACTATGTTGTTAACAAGAGAAACCAGTATAGAGATAGGGTTATTAGGTGGAACAAACAAGCCAAAGACCCTAACAAAATCAATATTAATATGATTGCAAATGCTATCGATACTCTTATCGCTAGCTCTTATACTGATTGATTAACTGTTAATTTCGCCTCAGCTGATGGTTGGATGTCTGCCGATAAAGCAGATAATCTTAATTATATGGCAGAGTTCGATAATAACGAGCAAGATTATCAACAACTTTACTATCAAAAAGAGCAAGACAGATACTTCTTTGGAGTATGAATTAGGTATAGATATGGTTGGGACGACGTTAGAAAGATGCCTAAATTTATGGTTATCAACCCTCTAAGTTGGATACCAGACCCTATCCCTAGTCAAACGTGAGCTTTCGATGGTACTGGTTACAGATATCACTGATTTGAGTTCACAACTACTATTATGGACTTAATAGCTGACGGAAGCTACGACAAAGAGCAGTTAGATAAGATAGTTGGTGGTTATTTCAGCCCAGATAAGATGCAAGACTGGAATGCTTATGCAACAGCATACAATTATGTTATGCCTACTTGCTGTGATGACCTAAAAACTAACTTCTCTTTAGATGTTTATCATCACTTTACTAACTTTGATGGTAAAAAATACGTTGTTTCACTAGCAAATGATAGAAAAACTCTAATTAGAATTAAAGAATTAGAGCCAGTATTAAAGGAGGAGAAGAAAAACCCTAATATGATTAACTTTCCAATCATCCTAAACTACTGGAAGCCTAGAAGAAACGACCCATTTGGAGAGAGTGTATGTGATAAACTAGACGATAAACAAATCGCAAAGACAATATTATTCAACCTAAACATAATTAAAGCCAAGAAAGAAGCTCTTGGATGAGATTTCATCTGGAACTCTAGGCTTATTAAGAATAAGGACGACATACTTAAACCAACTACTAACGGTAGAAACATCTTTGTTGACACGCAAGAGAACTTGCAAAACGTTTGAATGGAGTTACCAAGAAGCCAAATCAAAGCAGATAGCCTTA